CGAACGCACGATGGTCTGCCACATCACCCCCGAAGGGTCATACCTTTACGACCTCGCGAAGACCCCGGCCGAGATCGACCGGCACTACGACCTGTTCATCGCCGCAGCGTTCACCGCGAAGACAGCCAAAGAACGCGACGCGATCATCACCGAACCCCTTGAACTCCCGATCACCACTACCCCCGAAATGAGCGCCGCAGCATGACCGAACTCGCCCTGAACCCCGCCGCTAACGCCGCCCTCGCCCCTACGCAGGCCGTCGTCGACCTGCAAATGTGGGCCGCTGAACTGTCCGCCGCGAAGATGATCGGCAACGCCCTTGCGTCGACCGACTTCGTCCCGGCATCGCTGAAGACCCTGTCGGGCGGTCGCCCGAAAGAACTCGAACAGGTCGCCGAGAACGTCGCGGCCTGCATCCTGGCCGGGAAGGCGCTCGGCCTGGACCCGATGAACTCGATTCAGAACATCTTCGTCGTTCACGGCCGCCCGGCCATGTATGCCCGCACTATGGCCGCGCTGGTCCTGGCCGCGGGTCATGAGATCGAGCGGGTCGCCGCGACCGAGCAGCGCGTCGCGTACCGGGCACGCCGCAAGGGTCAGACTCAGTGGACCGAGTTCGAATGGACAATTCAGCGGGCCACGAAGGCGGGCTACATGACGAACAAGAAATACCAGACCGACCCGATCGCGATGCTCACGGCGAAGTGCCAAGCCGAAGCGGCCCGAGTGATCGCCCCCGACGTCCTGACGGGCATCGCGTCGACGTCGGTCGAAGAAATCGAACTCGAAGACCTGGGCGAAGACACCGGAACGGCCGCACGTAGCGCGGCGCCGGCAGACAAGCCTGCAGGGTCGCAGCGGCAGCGCCGGCTCGCCCCGGCCCCGGTCGCCCCCGCCGCCGTCGCTACCGCACCCCGCGACGACGCCCCCGTCGACCCCGAAGCTGACGCCGCGGCTGAAGCCGAAGACCTGAGCGCCGATCAGTCGACCGGCGAACTGCCCGAGCAGGCCCCCGCCGAAGCAGCGCCGGCCGAAGCACTCTGCACGCCCGAGCAGCAGACCGCGCTGCAGGCCGCTTTGAAGGCGGCAGGCTACACGACCCGGGCGACCATCATGCCCCGCGTGACCGAGTACGCGGGTCGGCCGATCGCGTCGTCGAAGCAGTTGACCGAGACCGAAGCGGCCGAACTGACCGGCCTGCTCTACGAAGAAGCCGACGCGAAGGCAGCGGCCGAGACCGCGCCGCCTGCTGACGCGGCATGACCGAACACAACGCGGGCCGGTCCTACCAGCGCGGTACGGACCGGCCCGCGGCCAAACTCACCGAAGAACAGATCATCGAGATCCGGCAGGCCGTCGCCCACGGCGCTAAACAGGTCGACGTCGCCGCCGAATACGGCGTCAGTCAAGGCCTGGTCTCCGGCATCGTCAACGGGCGCCGCTGGCAACACGTCGACGGCCCCATCCGACTAACCACCACCACCGAACAGGAATAAGCACATGGCAGGCGAAACGACGATCACTGTGATCGGCAACCTTACGAACGATCCCGAACTCCGGTTCACCCCGTCGGGGGCGGCGGTCGCGAACTTCACGATCGCCAGCACCCCGCGAACGTTCGATCGGCAGTCGAACGAATGGAAAGACGGGGAAACCCTGTTCCTGCGGGCGTCGGTCTGGCGCGAAGCTGCCGAGAATGTCGCCGAGTCGCTGACGAAGGGCATGCGCGTCATCGCTGAAGGCGTGCTGAAGTCCCGCAGCTACGACACGAAAGAAGGCGAGAAGCGCACCGTAATCGAGCTAGAGGTCGCCGAGATCGGCCCGAGCCTGCGCTACGCGAACGCGAAGGTCACGCGCACGGCCCGCAGCGGCGGGGCGCAGCAGGGGCAGGGCGGGTCTTACGATCCCGTCGCGGCCCGACAGTCGCAGGGCGGCACCTGGGGCGGTCAGCAGGGCACACAGCCGGCCGCGGGCGGCGACCCCTGGGCGGGCGGGCAGTCATCGAGCGGCGCCACCTGGGGTAACGGCCCCGACGCCGAACCCCCGTTCTAAGCCTTCCCACACGCGCCGCACCCGGCGCAGCATCATCGCTTTAGAGATCCCGGGCCGCTGCCTTCCACCACGCGGCCCGGGATCTGACCCACCCCCACCCGAACCGAAAGAACTCGCCAGATGGAACCCGACATTATGCCCCGCGAAACCGCGCCAGTCATCAAGGTCTATTCGAAGACCCCTTGCGTTCAGTGCAACGCCGTCAAAAGGCACCTGAAGAAGAACAGCGCCGACTATACCGTCGTCGACCTGACGATCAGGCCCGGCGATGACCCGAGCGACCCGGCAGTTCAGGAAAAGCTCGCCGACCTCGCCGCGCTGAAAGAACTCGACTTTACGGGCGTGCCGGTCACGTTCATCAACGACGAACCGTTCTACGGCTACGACCCCGACAAGCTCGACGACGCGATCGCCCGCCAGCGCAGGGCGTCGATGCACCTGGTCGAAGAAACGGCCGTCGCATGACCCGCCGCGCCGAGACGGTCGACGTGAAGACGACCGAGCAGGGCGAGAAATGCCCCGCCTGCAAGATGGTCGTCACGAACTCGCAGCCCGATTGCCGATGTTCCTGACCCATGCCTGACCGTGCCGCCTGTCCCCGAAAGGGGCCGGGCGGTTTCGGCGTTTCAAATGTCGCCACGGTTCTAACATTCATGTATGGTGGATGGGATAGGACAGCAAAGGAAAGGTTCATGATGGACAGCACGACCGAATGGGAACACCGCCCCGGCCCCGACCGGGACAAATACGCCGACCTCGTCGCGCACCTGAAGCAGCACCCCGGCGAATGGGTCAAGGTACGCACCGCATCGACAGACGCCGCTGCCTGGGCAGCAGCGCACCAGATCAGGACGGGCCGCAGGGCCGCGTTCAGGCCCGCGCAAGAGTTCGAAGCCTACACGCAGGGCGCCGAGATCATGGCCCGCTACATCGGCCCCGCAGCGGACAGGCAGGACGGCACGAAATGAGTTCCACAACCGGATACGTCCGCGTACACCGCTCGATCAAGCTCGACGATGATTTCCTCGCACTCTCGATTCAAGCGAACTGGCTCTACAAGGAATTGCTGCTCGACGTGAACTTCGTCGGCGTCGACATGTGGCACCCCTCGAAGCTGCTCGACCGGGCCGGGAACGCCACGGTACAGACGATCGAAGTCGCGGCGCAGGAACTCGTCGACGCGCTGTTCCTGGTCATCGACGAGCGGACGGGGGAGTTCCTGATTAGGACGTTCATGCGGCACGACGGGCTGTATCAGCAGCCGAACATGTGCAAGGCGATGGTCAAGGCCTACATGAACACCGGAAGCCGGAAACTCCGCAGGGTCATCGCGTGGGAACTGATCGACATTCACGAGCGCACGCAGGGGAAGTCGAAGACGGGCGGCGTGTCGAAGCTGGTCCCGGCATCCGATGCCTGCTGGTCAATCCTGGAAGAAATCATGGACAACCCGGCGCAGTCAGCGGCCGAACTGCTGGCCGAATCAAGGGTCGACGAGCATGTTTTCTAGACCCTCGAAACCCTTCCCGAAACCCTTCCACAAACCCATCGGTAAAGGGTTCCCGAAACCCTTCCATAAAGGTATCCACAAAGGGTTTACCGAAGGGTTCCCGAAACCCTTCCATAAAGGTATCCGTCACTCCTTACTCCTAACTCCTTACTCCCTGTAACCCTTCAACCTAACTCCATCGAATCGTCACCAAAGTTAACGCGAGCAACCCGAACACGTCCCCGCCAGACACCCGAAAGAAGAACCGCCATGCCCGCCCCCCGCAAAGTCGACCGCGACACCCTCGCAGCACTCGTCAGTCAAGGCCTGACCACACCGCAGATCGCCGAACGCCTCAACGTGAACCCCGCGACCATCGCCCGCCACCGCGCCGCCCTGGGCATCACCACCGCCCTACCCCGCATGACACCCGAACGCCGAGCGACCATCGAGCAGATGCTCGACGACGAAATGCCCTTCGCCGAGATCCACCGCACCGAAGGCGCACACCCCGACACCCTGCGCCGGCACTTCCCCGGCCGAGCCTGGACCGTGCAGCAGCGCGCAGCACACCTAAGCGCCCTACGCACCGGCCGGCCCGACTGGAACGCCCCCACCCAACGGCGCGCAGCATGACCACCACCGCAGCCACCGAAACCCGCATGACCGCCGCGCAGCAGAAAAACGCCGACCTGATCGAAGACATCGAACACCTGCTGCACTGCGACGTCGGCGAAGCCGCCATACTCCATGCACTCGGCTACGTCGACTCACCCGTCGCCCTGAAGCGCCGCCTGCAACGCCTAGGCCGACACGACCTGCTACCCCGCATCTTCGAAGCCGACACCCTCTACCACCTGAAGCACTCAGACATGGGCATCGGCACCGCAACCGCCCGAAAGGCCCGCACATGAACGCGCAGCAGCCAGTACCGCACCCGACATTCGAAGACCGCGACGGCAACACCTGGTACCGCTGGAAAGACACCCTCGTGCAACCCTTCGTCGCCGACATATACCGCGGACGCAAAGCCCTAACCGCCCCCGAACTCGCCGCCGAATACTGGAAATGCATGTCAGGCCTCTACGACGGCCACGGCAAAGCAGCACGCATCCGACGCGACACCATCTACCGCTTCGCCGCACTCCCCCACGCATCCGACAGCGACTACCGATGAAACGACAACCCGAAATCATCGTCGACGAAGACGGCACCACCTGGGCACTACTCGGCACACACAACGGCAAGGCCTACTACGGCAACGTCGACAAACTCCAAGCACCGCCCGAAATCCCGAAGATCGAAATCGACCTACCACCCGACCACCCGCTCTACCCAATCGCCTACCACCTGATAACCCCGCCCCGCCCGATCACCGTGACCGGCCCGATCACCGTGACCGGCCCGATCACCGTGACCGGCATATGACCCCGGCACACGACACCCGACCAAACAGACCCCGACCCGAAGGAACCGCCATGACCACCGCCCCGAACACCCCCGCTGTCGTCGGCACGCTGCTGGCCGTGGCCTACGCGCTCGGCATGCCCCTTGCGTTCCTGGCCGTCGAGATCCTAGCGGCGCTGGCGCTGACTGGCTGGCTGGCTAGCGGCCTATGGGTCATCGTCGGGTGGAACGTGTGGGTCTTCTGCTTGCGGTCCTGGCAGCTTGCGCACGTCCTGACCGAAGGGGCGGGCCGTGCCGACGAAGGCTAAGGCGGCCGCTGATCGGCAGGCCGCGGTACTCGCGAAGTTGCGGGAGCGGGGCGCTGCCCTGGCGCCGGTCATGAGCAATGGGCGGATTGTTCCGCCTAGGCCTTCGAGCAAACAGGCCGGCGCCTGGCCCGCGCTGGGGGCGCCTGTCGCCGATCTGAGCCCTAGTGGGGCAACCACCCGCCCAGACGGTTTGAGGCCCGCAGATCGGCTTACAGCGCCCGGGACTGTTTTCGAGTTCACCGTCGACGCGCCGTGCGAGTTCCTGAACGCGAACCGGGACACCGGGCACTGGACGGGCAAGGCCCCGAAGATCCGGCAATGGCGCCGGGCCGGGCGCCTGGCCGCTGCCGACGCGGGCCTGCCGGTCGGTCTCGGGCGGGTGCAGGTCGACTGCTTCGTCGTGAAGCCGATCGCGAACCGTTACGACCCTGCGAACTGGGCGCCGACCGCTAAGGCCGTACTCGACGGCCTGGTCGATTACGGGATGGTCGAAGACGATAACCGGCACTTCGTGGCCGGCCCGTTCATGCACGAAGGCGGGAAGGGTGACGACGCGCTGATCGTCAGGGTCACGGTGCTTGCACCATCGCAATAAGCATGCTAGGTTCGAACCGTTCAAACAAACGCCAGACGAAAGAAGCCCCAATATGAGCGAGATCCAGCACCCCACCCGCGCCGGTCAAGCCGTTACCCACACGACAGGGGGCTGCGTCGGCATCACCACCGACGCGCCCCGCAAGCGCAGCGGGCAGATCGGCGTCATGTGGCTCGCAGGCTCTTACAGCGTGCTTGAACGGCCCGAAGACCTGACCGTCATACCGTCCGACGTCATGCAGGCCGTCGTCGACCGCCGATCGACCTGGTAAGGACCGCCCGACACTCGCCTACCAGCCAGACAACCGAAAGTAGACCCAACATGACCCGCATTATCAAGCTCGAAGCGACGAACTTTAAACGCCTGCGCGCCGTCGAGATCAGCCCTACCGGCGACCTGGTCGTCATCAGCGGCCGCAACGGGCAAGGCAAGACGTCGGTACTCGACGCGATCACCGCGGCCCTGGGCGGCACCTCGACGAAGGCCCTGCCCCGCCCCATCAGGGACGGCGAAACGTCCGCTGAGATCGTCCTCGAAACCGACGACCTCACCATCACCCGCCGATTCACCCCCTCCGGCTCGACCCTGACCGTCGTCGGGAAAGACGGCCTGAAGATCCCCAAAGGGCAGGCCCGGCTCGACGCGCTACTCGGGCGCCTATCCCTCGACCCCCTCGCCTTCACCCAACTCGACGACAAGGCCCAGCTAAAGACCCTGCTCGACCTCGTCGAACTCCCCTTCGACCCCGCCAAGCTCGACCAGCAGCGCGCCGAAATCTTCGCCGAACGCACCGACGTCAACCGCGACCTGAAGAACCTGACCGCGCAGATCAACGCCTACGACCTGCCCGAAGACGGCCCGACCGAAGAAGTCAGCGCATCAGGGCTGCTCGACGAGTACCGCGCCGCCGACGACGCGATCATCAAAGCCGTCGCCGCCCGCCGCACAGCGAACGACCTGCAGGGCCGACTCGACGACCTGCTCGCGCAGGTCAACGGCGTTCGCCTGCTGCTGGCCGAAGCGACCGACGCCGCGCTGCAGGCCGAACTCGAAGCCCCCGAACCCGAGCGCCTGGGCGAGATCCGGCTGCAGATCGACAACGCCGAGCAGATCAACGCGCAGGCCCGCGAATGGAAGGCCTACTTCGAACTGTCCGAACGCAAGGCCCGCGTCGTCGAGTACGCGAACGACCTGACCGAGCAGATCGAGCAGATCGACAAGCGGAAGCGGGACGGGTTGGCTGCGGCGAAGTTCCCGGGGGGCCTGCCGCTCGGGTTCGACGAGACCGGCGTACTGCTCAACGGCATACCGTTCAAGCAGGCCAGCGGGGCCGAGCAGCTACGCGCCAGCCTGGCAATGGCGATCGCGTTGAACCCGGCCCTGCGGGTCATCAGGATCGCCGACGGGTCACTGCTCGACAGTGAGGGGCTGGCCCTGGTCGGCGACATGGCCGCGGCGAATGACTGCCAAGTGTGGATCGAAGTCGTGTCCGATGGTGACGGCGACGGCATCATGATCGAAGACGGCGCGGTGCAGGACGAATACGCCTTCTAGCTGGTAATGTTTGAACCGTAACAACAAGCGGCGGGCCTTCACCGGCCCGCCGCCCCCAACCCGAAAGAAGCCAGACATGCCCAACACCGAAGAACCGTCATACCTCGCGTTCGCCCGCGACGCGATCCGCCGCGACAACCGCGTTTCGCCGACCATCGCCCGCGAACTCGTCGCCCGCATCGACCGCGACGCCGCAGCCCTCAAAGCCGCCGCGACCCTACCCGTCCGCTACCCCGACCGCGACGAACTCGCCTTCGCCCTGTTCGCCGCTGATAACTACATAGAGAAGTCCGAGCAGATCCGCGCCGACTACGACCGCCTGCGCGTCGAGCAGGCCGCAGCCGGCGAGCACTTCTACGTCGACCTCCTGGCTGACGCCGCGATCGAAGCGTTCAAGCGGGCGAACCAGTGAGCGCCGAACCCATCCCGGCACGCCCGCCCCGGCGTGTGGTCCGCACGGTACGCGACCTGACCCGCCTAACACACGGCGTCATCCTGCTCACGTCGGCGCAGTCAGTCGCGCAAATTCAGGACGACGACGACGGCCACTACCTGCTCTACATGGGCACCGACGAATCCGACAGCCTCGACCCGATCGACCTGCTCTGGAACAAAATGAGCAAACGCACCCTCGAACAAATGCTCCCCGCCGTCATCATCGAAAGGCCCTAGAACCGTGACCAGCCAGACACCCGAAGAACTCGACGACCAGCTACTCGAAGCACTGACCGTCCACCTGCCCAACGACGACGCCGAAGAAGCGATGACCACGATCGCCCCGGCCCTGGCCGCGATCCGCCGCCACGCCGCCGCTACTGCCCTGCGCGGGCAGGCGAAGATTATCGGGCAACAGTCGATGAACTTCGCCAAAAGGGCAGGGGGGCGCAAAGCCGGTACGCGGCTCTATGACGTCGACATGGCCTATTCCCAGCAGGCCCGCGTCGATGCCCGCCGCCTTCGAACCGCCGCTGATGACGTGATCGCCGAAGGGTGGGAACACGCATGCGCCGTCCCCATGTGGCCGGCGACCCGGGAAGACCCCGCCGAAGGCTGCGAAACCCGAGTCGAAAACGAAGGCGACTACTGCCCGAAACACGAACCCGCCGACGACTACGACCCGAGAGACGACCGATGACCGCCGAGACCACCGCCCCGCAGCCCGTCGCCGTGCCCGTCTACGCCTTCCCCCGACCGGCGCCCCTGGCCCGGCTCGGGCGGATCGCGAAGGCCCTGAAAGTGCTGCACGGCGACGGCTGCGCGATCCATCAGGTCGGCCCGAAATTCGTCGCCTTCACCCCCGGCGAACGCTGCGGCTGTCAGGCCTGCGACGAGTTCCTGCGCCTGGTCGCCGATCTCGACTACTTCGCACTGCCGACCGGCATGATCGTCTGCACGACCTGCGGCAACAAGCGATGCCCGCACGCGACCGACCACCGTGAAGACTGCACCGGCTCGAACGAACCCGGCCAGCCCGGCAGCGCCTACGGCGACCCGTTCGCCAGCTTGGGCGAAGTCCTGGCCGCTACCGAGCCGCCCCCGCGCGACAGTGTCAGGGCGTTCCTGGCGACCCTGCCCCTGCACCCCGACGCCGAACCGAAGGTGAACCCATGAGCCGGGGCCAGTTAGCACGCACCCCCGACAATTTCCCGCGCATGAAGTGGCGGGCCGCGGGCAGGCTCGCCCGCCGCTACCGGGGCGGCAGCTACGGGGGCGGCTACCGCTGCAGCGAACACGGCATCGCCTGGGACTGGGACAATGTCAGCGCGGCCGAGCAGGACGAGATCGACCGGGACATAGCCGACCACGAAGCGATGCACGCCCTCGACGACGAAGGCGACTGGATCTGCGAACACACCCGCCCCGAACTGTTCGGCAATGCCTAAGCGTGGGCCGTGGGATCTGTCGCACGACCCCGAAGCCCGCCCCCTGGGCTGTAACGGCGCTTACGGGGTCTCGGGCGCCCACCGGCACCGTAGGGCAGGCGAAGACACATGCGCGGCGTGCCTGGCGTCCGAAGCGCACTACCAGCGCGAATACCGGCGCGGGCAACCTAAACCGAAAGCCCTGAAGCCCTGCGGCACATGGGCGGCGGCGCAACGGCACCGGAGGAAGCGCGAACCGCTCGACTTCGACTGCCGCCTCGCC